GACCAACGGGGCCAACTGGACCAACAGGCCCGCAAGGACCAACAGGGCCAACTGGGCCAACAGGCCCGCAAGGACCAACAGGACCAACAGGACCAACAGGTGAAAAAGGATACACTGGTTCTAAAGGAGACATTGGTTATACAGGATCAGGCGGCCTAGGTCAAATTTTGGGAGGTACTGCGGGCGATATACCTATTCAAAAGGCAGCTAATGAAACAGTGTTTATTAACATTGGAGCTGTTGGAACTTTATTAACGGCCGCCGCAGGTAATACTGCAACTTGGGCAAGCACAGCTACCACAGTGGTTGGGCATGCTGCATCTTCTGCAAAAGCAGATCAAACATACATTACAGCAACTTCAGGCGCAGAAAGTCCACAGTACCTTACAATGGCAAATGGTGCCAGCAGTTATCAAGGATTAAAGGCAGATGCATCCTTGCAATATCACACTACAAGCACCACCTTAGACGCACAATTTATCGATATAAGGGGCGGAACCGCAGCATCATCCACTAACAGCGGAGCATTACAAGTAACTGGCGGCGTCGGAATTGGCGGGGGGTTTTACGCAGGCGCAGCTTCTACTGTTGATATCAGTAGTTTATTTGTATATCCAAACTTTACAGTAAGCCTTGTTGCTAAAAATAGATCATCAAACACAGCAGCTTTTAGCATAGACAACAACAATGCATCACAATCAGTGTATTTTGTTAACCATGCAGGTAATCTAAAATTAAGACTAAACACCACAGAAGTCTTTACTGCAACCAGCACCACAGTTACATTTTTATCAACACTTAACGCTACCAATAGCACCACCGCTGCAGTTGTACTTCACGGCGGATTAGGTGTTGCAAAAGACATACATTTCCATGGTGATTTATATCAAAGAGGTGTGTTGTTTACCGGTGGCGGAGGAGGATTTACTGGTAGTGCTGGATTTACTGGTAGTGCTGGATTTACTGGTAGTATCGGATTTACCGGATCTAGTGGCGCTGGATTTACTGGTTCAAAAGGAGATATAGGATACACTGGCAGCGGCGGTGGTGGCGGTGGATTCACTGGATCACAAGGCGATACTGGCTTTACTGGTTCAAAGGGAGATATAGGGTACACCGGCAGCGGTGGCGGTGGCGGTGGATTCACTGGATCACAAGGCGATACTGGCTTTACTGGTTCAAAGGGAGATCAAGGTGATCCAGGAGGCTATACCGGATCAAAAGGTGATACAGGCTTTACTGGGTCATCCGGTTCTCCCGGGGGCTTTACTGGATCAAGAGGTGACACTGGGTTTACTGGATCAGGGGGCAATACTGGTGACCCTGGCTTTACTGGATCAAAGGGCAATACCGGTGATACTGGTTTTGTAGGTTCTAAGGGAGATCAGGGAGATCCTGGATTTACTGGATCAAAGGGAAATACTGGTGACACTGGCTTTACTGGATCAAAGGGCAACACAGGTGATACCGGATTTACTGGATCAAGAGGTGACACTGGCTTTACTGGATCAAAGGGCGATTTAGGATATACTGGGTCACAAGGTCCAGGAACAATCAACGGCAATAACGACACTGCAGGTGCAGTAGCATATTATTCTGCAGCCGGCGGAAGTGTAACTTTAAGCTCAGGTTGGAACGCAGACGTTTATGCACAAGATTTTATACTTTCATCCGATGAAAGATTAAAAAATATTTTAGGAAATGTTCCAAATGCTCTAGACAAAATTGCCAATATGAACGGTGTGTATTATACCTATAATGAAACTGCTAAAAAGGCTGGATTTACAGACGAAAGAATACAAGTAGGTGTTGTTGCACAGCAAGTTGAAGCAGTCGTTCCTGAATTGGTGAATTCTGATAACGGCACTGATTTTAAAATGGTAAGCTACAATAAATTAACAGCAGTATTGATCGAAGCTGTAAAAGAATTACATGCTATGGTTAAGAAACTTGAGAGCAATAAATAGACAAGATGTCAAATACAGCAACCAATTATATTAATTTGATACGTAAAGATTATCCTGTGAGGGGTAAGGATAATGACTCTCAAGGGTTTAGGGATAACTTTACCAATATTAGTAAAGCATTAGAAACTATTAATAGTGATGTGAGCACTCTTGGTAATATTGCTGTATTATCAAATACTACCGCTACATTTTTTGGTAACAATATTGAAGAAGCAAACTTTAAAAATTGCTCAACTGAATTATGGGATAACGGCACATTAAGCGGTAATATCACACTAGATTACACACTAGGCAGTTATCAAAAGTTAACTGTGGAAGCAGGTGATAACTTTGTTACGATTCAAAACTGGCCAGACGAAGGTTCTTCAGGCAACATGAATTTAGCTATCTATCCTGTAGCTGAAGAAGGTGTGTATACAGTAAGATTTATTGGGGATTCTATAACTTCATTAGGTCCATCAAAAAATCCCTACCGATTAGTAAGTGGCGCTAACCTATTTCAAATCTACAGTGAGTACGCGGCTGGAGCAGATAATCCTACAATTCACACAAGATTATTGAATGAACTTGCACAATTAACTACCTCAACTACGCAAGTTAGAGCAGATGAATTAATCTTAAACAACAAAAAATTACCCATTGATACTGGGCAGGATGTAACTATAAGAGTAAGCACTGCGTCAGGTTCGACCTCGGCTACGGTAATTCAATCAAAAGTAGCAGGCAAATCGGTCTCCGCTAATATTGGTTTAGTAGCTAACAAAGTTGTACACACTGTAGTAGACATTGACCCTACAGGGTTTGTAAGCACGACCACTGCCAACAAGATCCAATTAAATTCTGTTTCTGGCATTTTATTGGGTGCTACATTTGGTTTACTTAATAACACAGCAAATTTTAAAGTAACCGACATTTCGACCACAGCTAGCGTAATAACCTGTACTCCTGTGTTTAATGTTGGTATTGGCACAGGCGAAGTAATTTTTAGAAATCCCATGTACGGCGATACTTTGGATGGCATACAATTAGGCAGCAAAACAGCATTCCCTACTCTGTTAACCTTATTAGACGGATCAGAATATATTGCTGCAAATACTTCAACTGGTAGGGTTGGCGTATTCAGAGGATCACTGTATGCTAGCGCCAATACCTTAGAAATCACTTTCCAGGATTACGGCAGCGGGATTAAAAATACATTTACTGCCAGTACCATGGTGTCTACAACTGCGTCTAACGACAGTGTAGACTTAGCTAATACTCAATTCGTCCATGACATATTACCAGCTGGTTCAATTATCATGTGGTATGGCGATATATCTAATATACCAACTGGTTGGAAATTGTGCGACGGTTCTACATACACAGTTCTAGGAACTACCGCTACTGTTAAGTCACCAGATTTAAGAAATAGATTTGTAATTGGAGCTGATACCGATCTAGTTGTTAACGGATTAGATCCCATCAACAGTCGAGTAGCTTCATCCAGTATTCTAGGACAGAATACTACCACAGGTGGTACAGCGGTTGCGGCCATTGTTACACATAATCACGTTAGCACCGGTACTTTTGTCAGCCCTCCACATACACACGATATTGAAGATGAAGGTCATACTCATGTATTGACCGACAGAGCTGGCGTACTAGCAGGTGATGGTGTTGCTAGAGCAGATATCGATAGTGATGATAGAATTTGCCTGTTTGGTAGTTACGATCTTGTTAAAACTAGTAAATCAGCCACAACTGGTATATTGATTGAAAATTCTACAACAATCGTCAACGCCAATTTACAGGTGTTACATACAGGTACAACTTATCAATCTAGTTTTGGTACAACGTTGTCCGGACAACCTGTGCTTGAAGGAAATAATGTTGCCAATATTCCGCCGTTCTATGCGCTGGCTTATATAATTAAGATTACCGGTTATCGTGCATAATGTATCATCCTTTAGTATCAGATCCAAGAAAATTTAAAGACCAAGAACTAGACGATAAAATACAAGAGCTTAGTAAAAAATATCATCTAGCAGCAAGAAGTGGTCAGGGCGGAATTTGCACTCAAATTCTTGCAGCTTTGGATATGTTTAAGGCAGAAGCGGAACGCCGCAGAATAGAAAGCATAGATAATCTTATAAAGAAACAAAATAAAGACCTAGACGATCTAATTAATGTTGACTAATAAACCAGAACACTTTGTATGGACTACCGAAATAGTTTGTACTTTCATATCCGATAACATTCTCATCCCCAATATCTATAGTCTAAGTATAGGCATGGAGCCTAATACATCAAACACTGATGATATTGATTTGGGGTTTAAAAAATTGAAACATTTTGTTTCAGACTATCTCCAAAATTCAATTTTTGTTTTTAAAGACTCAGATTTAGTAAAACCACTATCAAAACTAGATACTAATTTAGTTCTATTTCCGGATGAACCATTTGATTATTTGGTGGCTGCTATTCTATATAGAAAATTTTCTGTAATCACTGACAAATACTTTAGTATTGGATTTATTACCATTGACAGTTCTATTGGTGACCATGTACAATACACACTTACCGTGGACTGTGAGGTAGAGTCTGAACTCAATGGTGATTACTGGTGGAACAAAGACAATGTTAACACTGGAACGGATGATCACACCAGTTGGGACGATCTTAATCTCAAGGAAACTCCACGCTTTTCACCCAAAGTGGTAAAGGGCGGCAAAAGTGAAAACAAATGAATTTGGACAAGTTGAAGTAACAGAGCAAGAAGCATTCACGGCACTATTACAGAAAAAAATTCCAGATCTTGCTAATGTATTTTTGGAAGATCCTATTGTAATAGATCAGTATAACACTGCCAGAAACACAAATGCTGATCGCATTCCGCCGCTGCTGGCGCTAGAAGAATTGAAAATTTCTCTAGAAGACTTTGATAAAGTGAATCAAGAAAAATGGTTCATGCCCCAAGACTATTGCCCAAACCTAATAGAATGGCTGTTTGCTCAGTGCTCAAACGATGAACAGGCTATTAGAGTAAGCGAAGAACTGGAATTGTTCATTCAATACAAGATGACGGATGTATTGAGGTATGTTAAATACCTCGTCGATACAATGCGTAAAGAAGGCATAGTATGGGGCGTAGGCAGAGGCAGTAGTGTAGCTTCCTACGTATTATATTTGATCGGTGTTCATAAAATTGACAGCATCAAATATAATCTTGACATACGTGAATTCTTAAAATAGGAGATAAACATGCCAAAATATAGATCAATGCAGGGCAAGGAAGTTGACATGGATAAGTTAATGCAACAAAACGAACTTATGCCTGCCATCGGTAATATGAAGGTTAATGCTCGCGGAGACGAATTAGGTCCAGGCGGTCAAATTATAAGAAAGCGCGAGGACGTAATGGCCGCATATTATGAAAATAATCCCAAGAGCAGAATTAACCGATCACCTCCACCGAAACCCTCTGTAAAAGAAGAAAAAACAACTCAAGTTAAATCAAAAAAACCACAGGTAAGCGACGATGAAAGTTAAAGGAACAATCAGACCTCTCAAAGATAAAGTCTTTGTAAGCGATATGAATTTTGATGCTCAAATTACTGCCGGCGGGCTTTATATCCCCAGTTCAGACGGTAAGGCTGAAGGTATTACACCACGTTGGGGGAAAGTATACGCTATAGGTCCAGAACAAACTGAAGTTAAAATAGGTGACTGGGTTATGATTGAGCACGGTCGATGGACTAGAGGCGTAGATGTTGCGGTAACAGAAGATACACATTTTACCGTTAGAATGATCGACGCTGATGCAATCATGCTGGTTTCAGAAGAAAAACCGCAAGAAGAAGTGTATCGACGAGCAGACTAAATTGGAATACAGTATAGAAAGTATAACACGCCAAATCAATGCAGCGTCTTATCGCTGCAGTGATCCTAGGGAAGATGGTTTTAGCACCTGGGGTGTTAAACAAGATCTCTATAGAGTTAAATGGTGTGTGGAAGAAGCATTACGTCGCTGTCCTACATATGTGGGAGAGCCAGAATGGTTAAAAGAACAAGAAAAGAAAAAAATAATGAGGATATTAAAAGATGGAACACCCTGACGCAAAGAAACATTTACAAATCAGCATTCTCAAAAGCGTTCTACGCATTATCGCAGGAACTGCCCTAGTCTTTCAAGCTTTTATAATAGCAGGCGCGCTGCTTGTGTTAGCAGAAGTATTAGGTATTGCTGAAGAATTAGTATGAACAAAGTTTTGTTCGAAAGAGTCTGCGAACTAGAAGCCAAATTAGAACTTGAAATACAGAAACGTTGGCAGGCCGAACAGCAAGTGCTAAATGTAGAAAAAGAACTACATAGACTAAAATATCTAATGTCAAAACAACAGGATTCAGATGAAACAACTATGGGTTGAGAAATATCGTCCAAAAAGCATAGACGAATACGTGTTCGTAGATGATGCGCAGCGTCGTCAAGTCGCTAATTGGATTAAAGAAGGCAGTATTCCGCATCTACTATTCAGCGGTAGTGCCGGTATCGGCAAAACTACTCTTGCTAAAGTACTATTGAACGAACTAGGCATCGAAGAATATGATGTATTAGAAATCAATGCTAGTCGCGAGAACGATGTCAACACTGTTCGAGACAAGATTGTAAACTTTGTGCAGATGATTCCGTTTGGTCCTTTCAAAGTCGTGCTACTTGACGAGGCCGATTATCTTACTCCCAACGCACAGGCAATACTGCGTGGTGTTATGGAGACTTACAGTAACCACAGTAGATTTATCCTAACCTGTAATTATGAAAACAAGATTATTCCTGCACTTCACAGTCGCTGTCAAGGGTTTCATATTACTAAGACCGATCAAACAGAGTTTACCGCAAGGGTAGCAACTATTCTAGTATCAGAAAACGTAGACTTTGAACTAGACACATTAGACACTTATGTAAAAATTGCCTACCCAGATCTACGCAAATGTATTAATCTTTTGCAACAAAATGTTTCTCAAGATAACAAATTAGTTTCCCCCACTGCGGGAGATAATGCAGGCAATGATTATAAAATTGAAATGGTAGATTTATTTAAAAAGGGTAGAATTGCAGAAGCAAGAAAACTACTATGTAGTAAAGCTCGTCCAGAAGAAATTGAAGATATCTATCGCTGGATGTATGACAATTTAGATCTATTTGGGGATGATGAAGAATCTAAAGATACAGCTTTATTGATTATTAAGCAGGGCTTAGTTGATCATACACTAATTGCTGACCCGGAAATTAATTTAGCAGCAGTCCTAGTTAAATTGGCAAGGATAAAATTAAAAGATTGAGCGACGTTTGCAGGTCAAACCTAGTCGCTCAATCTTTTTTGCTAAAATTTAATCGTTATACAATCTCCTTATAAATTGAAAGTATTTCTTTCACCACCGGATGTCTTTCCACATCTAATGGTGTAAACTTTGCCATCCCGATTAATTTAACGTCACCTCCTTCATTATATAATCTGCAAAAATCTAATAGGCCATTTTCTCTAGGTCGATCTGCTTGTCCCAAATCACCGGTAACGACCATTCTACTGTTTTCACCCAATCGAGTTAATAACATTTTCATTTGAGAAGCGGTTGCATTCTGCATTTCATCTGCAATTACAAATGCATTTTTGAATGTGCGTCCTCTCATGTATGCCAGCGGGCTTATTTCTACTATTCCGTATTCCAACATAGTTTTTAGTTCTTTAGGATGATAGTATTCTTCTAGAACATCAAATATAGGCTTTGTCCACGGCTCCATTTTTTGATTAAGTGTACCTGGCAAAAATCCATGTTCCTCATCCACACTTACAGCAGGACGGGTAACAATAATTTTGCTTATAGCTCCTTCTTTGAGTTGTTTGATTGCTGTCTGCACTGCAAGCATGGTTTTGCCGGTACCTGCAGGACCAATCGCAAAAATTATAGTTTTGCGATTATTTTTTAGCAATTCTATGTAGTGTTCTTGAGATACACTTCTGGGTATTAATTCTACTTGATTTTTCTTTTTTAAGTAGGGCTTGATCTGTATTAGGTTATTTTCAACTGTTTCAAAACGCGGATCGCGTTCTTCTTTAAATTTTCTTCTGCTTTTTGGCATCGAATCCCCCATATGTGAAAATGGTTGACCTGCACAGATATTTACTCAGTTGAGAAAAAATAAGCAGGAAACACTAGGATTTTTAGAAACAATCAAATGCTGATTTTTAACATAAATAATGTACAGGAACATTCATATGCACTATGATATCGCAGAAGTTATTAAGAATATACAAACACTCAGTGAAAACACGGGTGCGTTTGAAGTATTAAAAGACTTTGAACGTGTGCTAGACGAACTAGACATATATGTGTTTAAGAACTGGGAAGAAGGTGAACTCTGCGAAGGTCCTATCGTTAATAGATACAGTGTAAAATGCAGCTTTATGTGGGAAGCTAAGGAAATGCCGGATCCACAGGGCGGCAAAAGATTATTAGATTATGGTTGTAAAGTTGTTTACAAAAAAACCAAAGTATTAGTACCACGTAAGATTAAAGATCCTAGCGATTACAGACCTGGTACAAAAAAAGGCAAAATTGATCCGCATCCCGTTTGGATTGTTAGCATAGACATGCCTAAAAAGCTAATGCAGGATGTGGGAGTAGGTAGTGAAAATAGAGAAAATTTACAAATGGCGGAAATGATGAGATATAGTCAACAGAATCCAGCAGACGTTCAACCGCCAGCAGCAGAATCACCGGCGGAGGCTCCAGCAGGTGCATAAACTAATTCAAGAAGGTCTCAGACACGAAGATCTAAAAGATTTTGTAAGCGAAGTTTTTACAGTTGACCATTTTAAAAGTAAAATGGGCGAAGATAGAGATGTTGTAGTCATTGGCTTTCGTGTAAAAGAAAAATATCCTGCTATCGATCTAATGGAATTTATTGAAAAGGGCTATAAATTTATTCTAGACGGAGACATGAGTAGTGGCGAAGAAAATGACGGTCAATATCAAGTGTTTGTGGAAATTGAGCGTACTCCACAATTGCCATCGCAGCTTAGAGAACTATTAATGGGAATAGGACAACTTTGCGGATGCTATGAATGGAAATTTAGATATCATAAATCTTCCAATATTGTAGAATTTACCGAACAGGCAGTGTTAGAAAACATACCTTTGACTCCAGCTGATTATGAAATGAAAATTTTAGAAGTAAAAAATCATGATATTCGTGAGTTTTTTGATCAGGGTGCTACATCAGTTTCCCTAGCAGCAGATAACACACTTACTTTTAACAAGCCATTTGCAGGTGATGTTACTGCAAAATTTATTAGTATTGGCGATTATGCAGATGTCAAACAAACTTTACCAGGTGCAGTAAGCTTAGATGAAAGTAGTCAGAGTCAAGTTTTATTTTTAAACAAGTATCTTGGTAATTACGACATACATAAAATTAATGATAAATTTTTGATTAGAAATAAAACCAAAGCAGTGGTCTTAGAAAAGACGCATTGGTAATTGACTTTTTACAAAAATAATTTATAATAGTCTATATGCAAGATTATTATTCTACGCTAGGCGTATCCAGAACAGCAAGCCCAGAAGAAATTAAAAAAGCCTACAGAAAACTGGCTTCCCAATATCATCCAGATCGCGGAGGCAGTAAAGAAAAGTTTCAAGATATACAGGCTGCTTACGATACACTTAGCGATCCAAACAAAAGACAACAGTACGACAACCCGCAGCCACAATTTCATTTCCAGCAGGGAGGGGTTCCTCCAGGTTTTGAAGATTTTTTTGCCAATTTTGGTGCTAGTCCCTTTGGAGACTTTTTTGGACAACGTCGTCCTAGAAACAGAAATATCAATGTTCAAACCACAATTAGCCTAGAAGAGGCGTTTCATGGCAAGGATATGGTGGCTAATATCACTCTGCCGAATGGTAGAGATAAAACTTTACAGATTAAAATACCGGCAGGAATCCAAGACGGCACTACACTAAGACTTTCTGGTATTGGAGAGGATGCTATCGCGGGTGTACCTCCAGGCGACATTTATCTTACTGTGCATGTATTGCCGCATCCTGTATTCCAAAGAAATGGCGACGATCTAATTCAAAATATTAAAATAACCTGCATAGATGCCATGCTAGGTACCACAGTGCGTATAACAACACTGGATAATAAAAATTTAGATGTGAATATTTTGCCAGGCACACAGCCAGGATCAGTGTTAAGTATTTCTGGACATGGAATGCCTATGATGGCTGACCAAAGATTGAAAGGCAGATTGTTACTGCAAATACTGGTAGAAATTCCAACCAATTTAACAGAACAACAAAAAAACATTTTACAATTTAATTTTACTTAAATATTTTTATGCTAAAAATAGTTAAATTTCCCGATCCAATACTTCGGGAGAAAATGCCCTTATTTAATTTTGATAATCCTTCTCACGATCCAAAACAGCTAGAGAAAGATTTAATCTTAGCTATGTTTGCTAACAACGGTATGGGCCTTAGTTGTAACCAAGTAGGTATACGAGTAAGAATGTTTGTAATGGGTCATCAAAGCGATCCGCAATCTGCTGCTGCATTTTATAATCCAGAAGTATTAGCCACAGTGGAATCTATGGACGATCTAGAGGAAGGTTGTTTGAGTTTTCCAGGTATATATGTTAAAATTAAAAGACCTATTAAGATCAAAGTAAGATGGCAAAACAGCAGTGGCGAAATTCAAGAAGGTGTTTTTGAAAACTACGCAGCAAAATGCTTTTTGCATGAATTAGACCATTTAGAAGGTATTGTTTTTAAAGACAGAACTAGCGATTTAAAATGGACTAGTGCTGTTAAAAAAAGTATAAAAGAAAATAAAAGGAAAAATTTTTAATGTTAGAGCCAAATAAAAGTTTAGAAAATATTTTTGAAAATTCTGTAAATCTAGCAATTCAGAAAAATCACGAGTACCTTACACTAGAACATTTTTTGTTTAGTTTATTAGATGATAGTAAATTTGCAGAAATTTTAACTGCATTTGGTACGGACGTTTCTACATTAAAAACTGACGTTTTAAATTACATCGATAACAAACTAACAGAACTGACTTGCAATGATTCAGAACGACCAAAAAAGACACAGACTGTAGAACGAGTGCTTAACCGTGCATTTACGCAAGTATTGTTCAGCGGTAGGCAAGTTATTGAACCATTAGACTGTTTTATCAGTATTTTTTCAGAAAAAAAGAGTTATGCACACTTCTTCGTTAAAAAAGCAAACATTGATAAAGAACAATTTTTGCATTTTGTTAAAAAAGAAGTTGACAGGGAAGAAACTGAACTAGATACCGTAGATAAAAAACAGTTTAATCCACAGTTAGAAAAAGTTCTAAGTCAGTTTACAGTAAATCTTACTGCCAAGGCTAAATCTAAAAAAATTGATCCTGTTATTGGTAGGGACAGAGAAATTGAAGAGCTACTATTAATTCTAGCAAGACGTGTGAAGTCTAATGCTATACTTGTTGGCGACCCGGGCGTAGGTAAGACTGCAATCGCCGAAGGGCTAGCCCGTAAAATTATTGAAGGTGATGTACCAAACTTTGTCAAAGACCACACACTGTACAGCCTGGATATCAGTGCTATTCTAGCAGGAAGCAAGTACAGAGGTGATTTTGAAGAACGTCTCAAGGGCGTTATAAGTGCTATTGAAAAGAAAGGAAACTGTATTGTTTTTATTGACGAAGCACATATGATGAATGGCGCAGGGGCTAACACAGGTAATAGCAACGACATGGCTAACATGTTGAAAAGCACATTAAGCAAGGGCAGTATCAAATTCATTGCCAGTACTACCTGGGAAGAATGGCGCAAATATTTTGAAAAAGACCGTGCGTTGATGCGTCGCTTTCAGCGTGTAGTCATCGACGAGCCCGATGAAATTACTACCATTAAGATTATCAAGGGTCTAAAAAAATATTACGAGCGCCATCACAAAGTTAAAATTACATCTCAGGCTATTACGGATGCTGTCAAATACAGTATCAAATATATGAGCGATAAAAAGTTGCCGGACAAGGCGATTGATGTGCTAGATCGCGCTGCCGCCAGATTCAAAATTAAAAACGAAGAGAATGGCGTGGTAGATCATGATGAAATTGTTTTTGAGATCAGCAAGCTTTGTAATCTTCCTTTGGAACAGATTGGCAATAAAGAAAGTGTAAATCTTGGCAGCTTAGAGAAGAACATGCGATCCACTGTTTACGGACAAGACAAGGCCATTGACAGCATATTGGATAAGATCTATATCAGCCAAGCGGGATTAAAGGTTCTTAACAGACCTGTAGGCAACTTCCTCTTTGTAGGACCAACTGGCGTAGGTAAAACAGAAGCAGCAAAACAACTAGCGGCAAATCTTGGAGTCAAATTAGTTAGATTTGACATGAGTGAATTCCAAGAAAAACACAGCGTGAGCAAGTTTATTGGTAGTCCTCCAGGATATGTAGGCTTTGAAGATAACGCTGGACAGTTAATTACCAGCCTGCAAGAAAATCCTAATTGTGTGTTATTGTTAGACGAAGTTGAAAAAGCACATCCAGATGTGTTAACAGTGCTGTTGCAGATTATGGATAATGGTTTTATCACTGGCAGCAACGGCAAAAAGGCAGATGCTAGACAGGCTATCATTATTATGACTAGCAATCTAGGTGCTGCAGACGCCGAAAAGAACGCTGTAGGCTTTGGTAGTTTGGAAAGAGATAGCGATCCTAAAGACGCAGTCAATAGATTTTTTGCGCCAGAGTTTCGTAACAGACTAGATGGTATTATAAGATTCAGCAAACTAGATCGTTCAACGATGGTTAAGATTGTCAAAAAGTTTATCGACGAATTAAATCAACTTGTAAAAGACAAAAATATTTCCATTAAACTTGCGGACAATGCTGTAGAATATCTTATCGACAAAGGATTTGACAGCAAAATGGGTGCAAGGCCTTTACAACGTACTATCGATGAAATGATTAAAAAACCAATGAGTAAAGAAATACTTTTTGGTAAGTTAATCAATGGGGGAGTTGTTGAGGTAGATGTAGATCAGGATAAACTAATTCTTAACATTTTAGATATATTGCCCGTAAAAAAAATAAAAGATGTTGTTGAAGAAAACATTAACTAGAAAACTCTTTTATAAAAAATATCCGTATAGAATAACCTGTAATATACAAGGTTGTTGGATATTACGAAGTTATGGCTACGAAAAAACTCAAGAGTTCTGTAGTACACAAAGATGGGAGTACAGTAATTGGAAACCTAATATAGATAGGGATAATCTAGCAGCATTTATGACTGCTATAGATACACATAAATCTGCAGCCAAGTTTAGATTTAAGAATAATTTTTTTGATGTATATTTAAAAACAGAAGAAAAGTACAGAGAATTCCAATCTATACTACATCCTTGGATGACTGGAATTTGTGAACCAGAAAGTCAGCAAGAATTAGAGTTTCTTTTAGAAAAACAAAACAGTAAAAAGGTAATTTGTAATAAACTTCCTCATGACTTATATAAGTTTAAAATACATCTGAGATATAAAACAGATCCTGAAATTAGGAAAAATTTTCTTGCGTGGTCTAAAAACTACGGAAACAAAATTCGTATTCCAAAGCAAACTAGTCAGTGGTTAGAATATGACAGCAGATGGCAGTGGAGTCCTTTTTTATATGTGGCGGATAACAGCACTTTAAGCATGGTTAGTTTGTTTTTAAGTGGGTCTGTTACAAAAGTAGAAGAATATATACCTAAAATGAGCATAAATACTACTCTATAGGAGAGTAGTATCTGTGCCTGCATTATCTCAAGGCCTACAATTTACAGTAAACGGTAGCACAAGCACCAGCGTTGTTTACCCTGCGGGCACTTCAACAGCGCAAATTTTTACCAGCACTGCTGTAAAAGCTGCAAATTTTTATGGCATCAATAATGCTGTACAAACAGTGGCATTCAAAGTTACTAACTTTATAGGAACTGTTACTCTACAAGCTAGTTTAGCCACTAGCCCCAACGAAAACGATTGGTTTTCTATTAATTTACTAGGGCAATCTTACTCTGTAGACACCACAGGATTAGTAAGTCAAGCTGTGAAAAAATCAATCAGCAGCAACCTAGGTACATCTACTACAGAAGTTTATAATTTTGAAGGAAACTATCTATGGTTGAGAGGTAGAATTTCTGCATTTACTGCAGGAACAGTAAATGGGATAACAATAAACTACTAACATGACACAACAAATTATCAACATAGGCAGTGCAGAATTACAGGGCGATGGTGAGTCAATTCGATCTGCGTTTAATAAAGTAAATTCAAACTTTACAGAAATTTATAGTATATCACACACTGGAAATATTTCCTTTACCGGTACTGTAATGTACAGTAGTTCTGGTCTAACAATTTCCAATCAAGGCACAAGCACAGGCGCTACTGCAGTTATTACGTTACCAAGCGACGCAGGCTATAACCTAAGTCTATTAAACAACTATGGAGTAATAAGCCTTACTGCAGCAGCCGACCCCGGTTCACAAAAAACGTGGACATTTACCACATCTGGCTCACTAACTGCTCCAGGACACATTATACCAACTGAAAATTTGTCTTATGATTTAGGCTCAACATCAAGTCAATGGCGTAGTCTCTATGTTGGTACAGGTACAATTTACATTGGTGGTGTTCCTATTACTGTTAATACATCTAATAACACATTAATTGTTGGCGCATCATCTGGAGAATCAACAACGGCAACCAACCTTGCCACAGAAAGTTATGTTATTGATTATGTTACTCAACACGGCGGCGGAAATCAAGCAGTAACAACAACCTCTACTCTGATAAACGGAACATATACTGTATCGCTTTCAAATGTGGGGCTCACACAATTTCCTACTTACGGTGAAGGAAGTTTATTCATACAAGGCCCAGAGATTGGTTCTGTAAATTCAAGTATTGCCGTATCTGTGGCAAATGATATTATTTTAACTTCAAATATACTTGTAAGTCCGAAGCAATGGACATTTGGCACGGGTAGTAATATAACATTACCAGGTGGCGGAAATATCATAGGAGCCGACTATAGTATTGCTATTGTAGGCGGCAATGACGGATCATCAGCTTATGGTGATGTTAATATAACGACCAACAATCCATTTAGCACCAGCACCTGGAGTTTTGGAACTATGGGCGAGTTGACATTGCCCAGCGGTGGAGAAATAACATCCAATCAAATTACTAATGAAGTATTTGGAACTACAACAACTTCGCTGACATTGGTTCCTGGTGGTGCTACCGAACCTGGTCAGCGTTTAGAAATTTACGCAACCATTGGCGGTGAAGGTAATCATCTACATCTAACCGCAGGTGAATTACCTACTGAACTATATTTAGGCAATGATTCTCAATATGTTAAATTAGGCTCGATGGGAGATATAGAAGTCAGTGCCCAAAGCGGATTAACCCTTTGGGGTCAGGGTGTTATGTCTAATGCCTATTTAATATTACCAAATAATGTTGATTCGTCGTCAACTAATGTAACATTGGGCAATGTCAACGGTGATGTTCTAATACAGGCATCTCAACCCGGTGATCCAGTTCCTCAAAATTGGTTCTTTAGCAGAGATGGTAGTTTAACATTTCCAAACGGTACTACACAAACCACAGCATTTACCTTAGTTTCAGTGCCGGCTGCGTCGACTTCAACAGGAGTTGCAGGGAACTTTTCTTACAATGAAAACTATTTCTATGTCTGTACAGCTACAAATTCCTGGCAGAGAATTGATTGGGATACGACTCCTTGGTAAAGGGTAAATATACATATGCGTTTACATGAACTATTAAAAGAAGAAACTATACAAATTGGGGATCATTTTGATCTAGAATTAGGCGATTTAGTAATAGAAACCGTGGTTGTGGACCTAAACAACGACGGTATAGTTATTGCTGTGGATGATACCGCAATGACTTATATTAATTTAACAGAAGCCAAATATCAGGGACGCGAAGTACCGCTCGGTAAACCCATGGCCGGGGATGTTAAGAAACGCAAAGTTTATGTAAAAAAGCCAAACGGCAAGGTTGTCAAAGTAAACTTTGGCGACAAGAAAATGCGCATTAAAAAATCAAATCCAAAGCGTCGTAAAAGTTTCCGTGCAAGACACAATTGCAAAAATCCTGGTCCACGCTGGAAAGCACGTTACTGGTCTTGCAGGGCTTGGTGAGTTATGCTGTTAAAAGAATTTTTTGGAAAAAGCATTCAAGTACACAAGTCAGCAGACAGTAAAAGAGACGCTGGCAATGATTTATTGAATAGACTTTTTTACTATACATTAGAACACGATAAAATTTTTAAGGAATACTTTTTTCCAATAGCTAAAAAAATTAAAAACGGCAAGGGTATGGGCAAAGATCAATGTTTAAAAGAATTTATGCCTATGGTAGAACGTAGTTGTATGGAATATTACAAAACAAACAAGATGACTGGTAAGCTTGGCAAAATATTCCCCAAAACCCTTAGAGAAGAACTCTGCGAAAAATTGTATAATCACTATCACGAAGGCATTATCAACGACGAATATTCGGTAGGATAATACTATGGACTTGGCAGAATTACGCAAACTAGCTGGCGTAAACAGCAAACAGTCAAAAGAAATAAATAATGGTAGTAATATCAGCATGACTGGAATGGAAAAGTCTGCGCTGATGAAAAAGCATAATATTAAACCTGGTACTCCAGAATGGTTTCAACTGTGGTTTAGTAAGCCGTATTTAACGGGTGAAAAACCTATAGGGAAGTGATATGGAACGTTTGATTAAAGTTAGTAAAGTTGCTTTTGCCAGCGAATTTAGCTTTTATTTAAAAGCACATAATTTTCATTGGAACGTAGAAGGTTCTGACTTTTTAGAATACCATGATCTGTTTGGCAAAATCTACGAAGAAGTATACGGCAAGATTGATGACTTTGCAGAAAAAATTCGCAGTATCGGCAGTTATGTTCCCGGTAGTTATGATCGATTCAACATGCTTTCTAAGATACAAGATGAAACAAATGTCTTAGATAAGGATCAAATGGTAAAAGAGTTACTGCTAGATAATGAAAAGATGATCAAAATTTTTAAGTTTGCCTATGACGCAGCAGAAGCAGAAGGCGAACATGGATTTTCAAACTTCCTAGCAGAACGCATGGATGCCCATCGTAAACACGGTTGGATGTTGCGAGCAAGTCTAAAATGAGAGCTGCAGAATTTATACAAGAAAATGTAGGCAAGCTCCCAAAAAGATATCAAAAATCTGCTCGAGGAATTAGTACCTACGGAGACAGTCAAGGTGTCAATACTGACTATGTAAGCTATCGAGTAGGACTAGCGGTTGCCTGTGCAGATGGTGTCAATCCACTAGATGTAGATTCTCTTTCGTGGTATGGCAAAATGAAAACTGCTCAACCCTATACAGAAATTGAAGCAAGAATGTTGGACCAAGCTTATCAAGCTACGGGCGCAGATTATACTGATCACAATCCAGGATCAAAATTTAAAAGTAAAGAATTAGATAGTACTAATAGTGTAAGTCCTGTTTCAACATGGAACTCAAAATTATGAATAAAGAATTTAAAAAAACTACCAAAGCTAACGAGGTAATTTATACATTGGAAGCAGCATCAGCAGGAGCTACCAGCTCAGCTGCAGTAGCAACAGGCCCAGTTGGCAAAAAAGGAAACTTATTGGTTCAAAGTAAGGATGACAAGCCAGTTGTACAGAAAAGAAATCCAGTTGCTGCCAATGTCAATGCCACAGTGGGTGGCGGCGGCAGTGGTGCTCACAAAGATCGTAAACGTGCAGAAAAGCGCGGAGAAGTTAAACATAAAAAAGATTTTCGCAGAGATGTTGACGAAAACATTGCTGAAAGAAAAGTTGATTTTAATTTTGATGCCAACGATATAAAAAGATTAGAACAAATTAAAGATATTGATACATTAAAAGCGCAGGCGCTTGATTTAATTCAAAGACCTAGCAAAAAACCAATGAAGCCAGAAAAGGTAGAATGGTTCAAGAATGTTCTAGCAAATGCAGACAGTCGTTTAAAAATTGTAAAACTCATGTATGATTTACTGCTCAGTGGAGAAGGACATTCCGTAATAGGAAATAAATCTTCAACAAATCCAAATTTTTATAGACAGCGTTTTGGTGAAGAAGATAGTGTAAATGAAAAACAGAGATTAGATGCAAAATGCTGGAAAGGCTACAAAAAACAAGGAACAAAGATGAAGGGCGGGGTTCGTGTTAATAATTGCGTACCTAAGGAAAGTATAAATGAAGGATACGGCATGGGTGGTTATTCTACTGTAGTTGGTGGTGCACAGATTTCCAAAGCTGTTCCAGAAACTGGTGTGGATCCCGGATACATCGATCAAGAAAATAGCATGACTTCGAGCGATCTAAAATCTCTGTACAAGCAGGCAGTGAGATTACGCGATCTAATTCAAAGAATGGGCGACGACACTACTTTGGAGCCTTGGCAGCAAACAAAGATTGCCAAGGCTGCAGATTATGTGAATAGTGTATTCCGCAGTTTAGATGATGAATACAGCATAAGCGAAGCTGAGAAAAAAGGTTTGTGGGCGAATATTCACGCACGTCGTAAGAAGGGATTGCCACCGCGCAAGCCTGGAGAGAAGGGCTCTCCAACTAAAAAAGGATGGGACGCTGCTGTTGCTGCTAGCAAAAAGAAAAAGGGTGTAGGCGAAGATAATCTAGCAGAATACGAAACTCACACATACACAGACAAAATGGGAAGAAAGTGGCGTGTAGACGACGAAGGAAATAAGGATTTAATCTACGATCCAAATGATCGATTTGGATCCAAATCTAGATACAGCGCGCCAAAACAACCAGAAGTTTACTATTTCTACGCTGTTCCTGATGGCGCAGCTATGAAAGCATTTGATTTAGGTTTGAAGAAGACAAAGTCGGGCAAATGGTATGCTAAATCTCCAATTGATTCTGCTACTAAGGTATTTGGCAATCCTAGGAAATGGATGCCAAAAGCAGAAGAATCAATGATGCCTGCCAATCATTTTGCAGGAACCCCTAAAAATAAATTAGGTCCAGCTGCACACTTAAAAGGTAAAATGAAACGTCCTGCTCGACAAGGAGACCTAGTAGGCGGAAGCGCAGAAGAAAGTTTTGAAAAAAAAAAGATATTGAAGAAAAGCTAACTACTAACGATCCTATTGAAACTTGGAGGGACGTTTTCCTTCAAGCCAATCCAAATCAATATAGACAGTTCTTGAACAAAACTCCAGAAAAGAAAATACGCATGGCCAATAGAGCTAGATTTAGAGCAGTTAATAAAAATAAATGATTGCCTAAGTCATTGACTTTAAATACAGATCAAGTTATTATCAATTAAAGGAGAATAATAACATGAGTAAAGTATTTGGCGCTCCCGAGCAAGCTAAAATTAAACAAATCGTATCAGAAGGCGTAACTGTAATGCAGGAAATCTCAGATCTGCAGGAAGGTCTTAATGAAACAATTAAAGCTGTAGCAGAAGAGCTAGAAGTTAAACCTGGTGTAATTAAAAAAGCAATTAAGATTGCCCAAAAAGGCGAATGGGATCAAGTTCTCAGCGAGTTTGATGATTTAGAAAGCATTGTAGATATTAGCGGACACGGTTCTTCTAAGAATCCTTAATGCTTAAACATTTAGGAAAAATCAAGTTTATCGGCGACTTAAGTATGGAAGACGCCGATATTCTTACCAAATATGCCAAACAGTCTATTAATATTTTAGAGTTTGGTGTAGGCGGAAGTACGCAGATACTGTCGCAATGTTTGCCGCAGCGACTGATTTCGGTTGATACTGTGGAAACTGGAGGCGACAAATGGATCGCGGTTACTAGGGATAGAATTAATAAACTAGAACATAAAACCAATCCAGAATTTTTTGATCTTTTTGATTTTTTACCTAACATTCCAAAGCTTTCTTTTGATTTAATTTTTGTAGATGGTGTATGGTGGCAGCGCAGACCGTTTGCAGATGCAACTTGGCCCTTGCTAGCAGTTGGCGGTGTGATACTGTTTCACGACACTAGAAGAAAAATAGACTCAGACAATGCGATAGACTTTGCAAAAGAATATTTTGAAGAAATTTCTAATGTAGAGTTGAACGCCGTTGCCTCTAACGGTAAAAGTAGTAATACAACTGTTATACATAAAAAAATAAAAGAGCCGTATGTAAATTGGAATAATACTGAGAATAAGCCTGCATGGGCATACGGAGATCCCAGTTATACAGGCGATCTTGTATCCTGGCAATAAATAAAATTGTAAAAGGCACAGCGAGCCACAAGTCGCACAAGTGAAGGTATGCCGGCCATAAACGGTAAGGAAGAAAAATATGAGTTACGTAGACGCGAATTGGGATCGCGATAAAGACATTGTTCGAGTCGTCGAACGAGATTCAAAAAAAGGCAGACTTTATCAAACATACCCTGCCAGATATTTTTTTTACTACCCAGATCCAAAAGGCAAATACAGATCAATTTACGGTGAATCTTTAAGCAAGGTCAATGCTAAAAGTCACAAAGAATTTGTTAAAGAACAGCGCATACACGGTCATCATAGGCTGTTTGAAAGCGACATTAATACTGTATTCCGTTGTTTAGAAGAAAATTATCTCGGTAAAGAATCTCCTAAACTTAATGTAGCATTTTTCGATATCGAAGTAGACTTTGACCCAGAGCGAGGTTACGCAAGTCCCGAAGATGCCTTTATGCCTATTACTGCTATTGCGGTACATCTGCAATGGATGGACACGCTAGTATGTCTTGCTGTACCTCCAAAGACACTTACTATAGAGCAGGCAACTGAGCAGGTAAAAGATTTCCCTAATACTATTCTTTTTGAAACTGAATATGAAATGCTAGATGCGTTCTTAAATCTCATTGAAGATGCAGATGTTCTAAGCGGTTGGAACTCAGAAGGATATGATATACCCTACACAGTCAATCGTGTTACAAAGGTGTTAAGCAAAGAAGATACCCGCAGATTTTGCTTGTGGGATGAGCTTCCTAAGAAAAGAGAATACGAAAAATACGGTAAAACTGCGGTTACCTATGACCTTATTGGCAGAGTGCATTTAGACAGTCTCGAACTTTATAGAAAATATACATACGAAGAACGCCATACATACAGACTAGATGCAATTGGTGAAATGGAAGTAGGTGAGAGCAAAACAGTTTACGAAGGAACATTGGATCAACTCTATAACAACGACTTCCGTAAGTTTATTGAATATAACAGACAAGACTGTGCTCTATTAAACAAACTAGATCGTAAACTAAAGTTTATTGACCTAGCAAACACCATTGCACATGAAAACACTGTTTTATTGTCAACAACTATGGGAGCAGTGGCGGTTACAGAACAGGCCATCGTGAACGAAGCACATCATAGAGGACTTATTGTTCCTAGTAGACCAAAAAGAGACGAGGAAGAAAATAATCAGGCTGCGGGTGCCTATGTAGCATATCCCAAGAAAGGATTACATGATTGGATTGGATCTATGGACATTAACAGTCTTTATCCGTCTGTTATTCGTGCATTGAACATGGGACCAGAAACCATTGTAGGACAGCTACGCCAGGATTATACCAAAGCAGAAATTGAAAATAAAATCAATAAAGGATCTAGTTTTGCTGGAGCCTGGGAAGGAAAGTTTGGCACTAACGAATATGAATTTGTAATGGCGCAAGATCGTACTAACGATATTGTTGTAGATTGGGAAAACGGCAGCACGGATATAATGAGCGGCGCACAAATCTACGAAATGATTTTCAACAGTGGTAAGCCGTGGATGTTGAGTGCTAACGGCACTATTTTTACTTCTGAATCAGAAGGTGTAATTCCTGGACTACTGAAGCGTTGGTACGCAGAACGTAAAGAAATGCAGGCCAAACTTAAAGAAGCAATCAAAGCAGAAAACAAAATTGAAGAAGAATACTGGGATAAACGTCAATTAGTTAAGAAAATTAACTTGAACAGTCTGTACGGCGCTATTCTAAATGCGGGCTGCAGATTTTTTGATAACCGCATTGGACAAAGCACAACTCTTACTGGTAGACAAATTGCCAAACATATGGCCAGTAAAATTAACGAAGTTATCACAGGCGAATATGATCACGTAGGAAAAGCCATTATATACGGCGATACTGATAGTGCTTATTTTAGTGCCTACAATAGTCTCAAGAATGAAATCGCCAAGGGCGAAATTGCTTGGGACAAAGACACTGTTATCAAGCTCTACGACACCGTGGCAAATTCAGTAAATGCTACATTTGCAGAATTCATGCAGGATGCTTTTCATTGTCCAAAAAGTCGCGGGGAAGTAATTAAGGCAGGACGAGAAATTGTTGCTGTTAAGGGACTATTCATTACCAAAAAACGCTATGCTGTTCTTTATTTTGATAAAGAAGGCAAGCGTTTAGATATGGACGGCAAGCCAGGAAAGATCAAGGCTATGGGTTTGGATCTCAAACGCAGCGATACTCCGGAATTCATGCAAAAGTTTCTAGAAGAAGTGCTATCTAAGGTGCTTAACGGTGCTGAAGAAAAAGAAATTCTAGAACGTATTAGTGAATTCCGTACTGAATTTAAGGCTAGACCTGGTTGGGAAAAAGGATCCCCAAAACGAGCAAACAACATCACCGACTACGAAGAAAAAGAACGCAAAGCAGGAAAAGCCAATATGCCCGGACATGTTCGCGCCAGCATCAATTGGAATACACTGCGAAGAATGAACGGTGACAAATATAGCATGCAGATTGTAGATGGTATGAAGGTGATCGTATGTAAAGTAAAAGACAATCCCTTAGGATATACCAGTGTTGCCTATCCAACTGACGAACTTAGATTACCTAAATGGTTTCAAGAGCTGCCATTTGATCATTCAGAAATGGAAACTACAATCATCAACAACAAATTAGAAAATCTCATTGGGGTATTGGAATGGGATTTGGATAGTACAACCCAGACCAATACATTCAATAGTTTATTCAGCTTTGATTGAAAATTTTATTGACAGGAAACAAAGATCTAAATATAATCAACTTAAAGGATAATAATATGAAAGACATTCTCTCCGACATTGTGTCACACACAAACAAACTAGGATTTCTTAACATTGTTAAGATTACTGGCAGCAAAGACAAAACACAGATTGACAGCATGGCTGACGATCGCAGTGTAATCATGTATGCAGAAACAACTGAGCCGCAGTCAGCAATGACTGGTGTATTTGGCATGCCGCAGTTGGAAAAACTGCGTTATCTACTAGACGGCGAAGAGTATCAGGAAGACGCGGTTATTGAAGTAGTGGTTGCTGAACGCAACGGCGAAAAAGTTCCAGTTGGACTACACTTTGAGAACAAGGACGGTGATTTTAAGAACGACTATCGCTTTATGAACCAGGAAATCATCAACGAAAAACTTAAAACTGTTAAGTTTCGTGGCGCCAAGTGGGACGTAGTTGTTCAACCTACAGTAAGTTCTATTCAGCGATTTCAGTTTCAGGCAGGAGCCAACACTGAGCATACAACATTTTTGGCTAAGACTGACGGTGACAAGTTAAAGTTTACCTTTGGTGATGCTGCTACACATGGTGGTGAGTTTATTTTTGCTACAGGTGTAACCGGAAGACTGAACAAGGGTTGGACATGGCCAGTGCTTCCTGTTCTCAGCATTCTTAGAATAGCAGACAACAACAATACCACAATTAGCTTTTCCAACGATGGCGCAATGCAGATTGAGCTAGACAGCGGATTGGCAACATACAAATATATTATTCCGGCACAAGCATAATGAAACAGCAAGTTAACCTAACTCCCTTACAAAAAGACTACGCTGTATATCTGCCAGCAATAAGCAGTTTCTACAGCACCTATGTCGCTAAACAGCGATTGGAAGAGTTTGTTCCTCAAGATCGTATTCCTGTAGGATTTGACCGCGGTATTGAAGGTATGAACTTCCTCAATCCAGAGGAAGGCTACTTCAACTACAAATATGCGCTTTATTCTGCAGGACACGCACAGTTGGATTTAAACAAGAGTTTTGTACAAGAGTCTATGATTCAGCAGCGTGATCGCAAGAACACAATGATTCTAGGCGACTCAGGTGGATATCAAATTGGTAAGGGTGTTCTAAAATTTGATTGGTTAAACTTTGAGGGCAAAGATGCCAACAAAGTACGCCAACAGATTTTAGAGTGGTTAGAGTTAACTGCTGATTGGTCAATGATGCTAGACGTTCCTACCTGGGCCTGTGACCATATTCACAGTCCCAAGACTGGACTAAAGACATTTGAAGACTGTTTGGAAAAGACACGTTTCAATAACAAATATTTTTTAGAAAACCGCTTAGGTCAAACCAAATTCCTTAATGTGCTGCAGGGCAGCGATTGGAATACTGCAGAACAGTGGTACAACGGCGTTAAGGAATTTAGTGACAATAAGATATGGGGAGATAAGGCTGCAGAAGGTTGGGCGTTTGGTGGTGCAAACATGTGCAAGATGCACATCACACTCAAGCGTCTAATGACCATGCGCGATGAAGGAATGTTGGAAGGAAAGGATTGGATTCACTTTCTAGGAACGGCTCAGTTAGATTGGAGTTGCTTCCTAACCAGCATTCAGCGTCAGATTAGAGAGCATATCAATCCAAATTTAACTATTAGTTTTGACTGTGCTTCACCGTTTATTGCTACCGCTCACGGTTTGGTTTATACAAACGCACAGCACAGCAACAAGCGTTGGTCAGTGATCATGGACAAGGCTCCAGATAATAAAGCACTAGCCAAGAGCGATATTCCGTTCCCGTTTGAAAGCGAAATTGGTCGTAGACTTACAATGGGCGACATCTGCTGGTATGCTCCTGGTATGCTCAACAAGATTGGCAAGGAAGGCAAAACTTCTTGGGACAGTTTCAGCTATGCACTAATGATGGGTCATAATGTCTACTGTCATATTGTTGCTGTACAACGAGCCAATCAACTGATGGACATCGAATGTGCTAAATCGCAGCCCGATTGGAGACTGTGGAATAAGAAAAAAGATAAGGACATGAGCGACGAATACAGCGAATGGGTTCCTAGAAACATTCTATACTTTGATCGTTTTGTAAAAGAACTGTTTCAAACTAAGAATAAAAAAGCCGCATTTGCAATGATCGATGCTGCTAGTCCTTTCCTTAAAGATTTAGAAGGATCTAGACTACGCGGTGGTGCACTTGAAAATGAGTTCAATAATTTATTCAGCGTGGAAGAAATAACTAAACCGGAACAGGTAGATATGACCAATCCGGATGATGATAAACTAAGAGAATTAGAAGAGGCAGTACAAACTGTCTAAATACGTTACAGGAGATTTTTATGATCAATACAAAAGTTAAAAAGAATACAACAAACGAAGTCCCATCAGACGAAAAGCTTTATAAACTTTTGGAGTCGATGGATTGGAAGCTTTGGGAAATTATGAATATGCTCAAAGACAATCTTCCCAACACAGAGAAAAAGGCTAAGAAATAATGAAACGCGATTACACTGAAGGTGTAAGGAGCGATGTTCAATTTTTTATTGGCAAGGAAGTAGAGCATACTCCTGCCTTTGGGATGAAGACTCTGTTTATTGCAGGTTTACACACTACAGATTCTATAGAAAAAGTTCTAGCAGATTCTTTTATGAGTATAGGAGGTCCTGTTGAGCATCTTTTCTTTGGAGCAAATCATTCTTATAATCCAGCAAGAAACGGTGATTGGCAACCTTGGGAGGACATGGTAAAACATTTCCTTAAAAAAGGTTATTTGTGTAGTCTAGATATTCCCCTTAGTGCGGTCGAACAGTTTCATGACGGCGCACTTTGCGAATATGATAACTTTATTCCGCAAATTCGTGTAGCTATACCTTATGTAAAATTATGGAACTATAATACCATGATTAAAATAGATGATAAGGATTTTAGATCTACCAATCCCGGAGTATGGAGTCATAGTCTGCACAATCTAATGGATAGGGATTGCTTTACAGATTGGGCAAAATATCGCAACGATGTTGCCCTATAAATTGGTAAAAAAATGCTTGACATTTGGTTTGACTTACCATACAATACATACATTAATAATTTGTACAGAGTTTTATGAGTACTAGTTTGTCAATGATTTGGGTTACATTTCGTAAAGAAGGTATTCATCAATATCCTGCTGCTGCCACAGATTCAAAGTTGGCCACCGGAGATCAATATGATGTAAGCTTTTTAGGCTG